CTTATCGTCGTCAATATTTAACATTCCTAATCTACTATAGTATGTTGGGTCTTTTTTAAGATTATTTAATACAGTCTGTTTGGCAATACTTTTATCTCTTCTTACCATATTGTTTAATTCGTATTGTAATCCCATCATCACTTCATCTGTAGATGGTGTTATCTTCTTTTGAAACAATTTATTAACTTGATGGTCGATGGATTTTGAATCGGGCCCTGTTATGGGTTTTGGTTGCATGTGTTGTGAACCACTTGCATCATTATTCATGTGATTGGTTCCCTTTTCGTAGGCAGAAAAGAAAGCGGGATTTTGAGTTGTATTGCCTCCAGCGGGGGTACCCCAACCTGGTCCTACAGAGGAGGCTCCGGCAGTACCACCGGGTGCGCCATCAAATGAATTTTCTTGGAGATTTTTATCCATACTATATAAATAGTGTGGACAAAAAGGAAAGGGAAGACAACTTTGCTGATATTAATTATAATTCTTCTACTTCTATATGTTTAGACATCAAGTCGATTATTATCTCATTTTTTGTATGTTTTTTTTCTATCATATAAAATATCTGATATTTTCCTGGAAAGTTTATACTATTAATTTGATGAATTGGATCTATAGCAGGATCTAGAGAGCCTGTTCTATATTTAATTTTATTGAAATAATCCTTCCAATACTGTTTATTCTTCTTTGGAACGTCTTTACCAAAATCTGATATATCATCCCGCATCATAGGTTCTGTCTCCATTATCATCTTTTATAGGTTTACCATCGGCAGGCAATGATTCATCCCATTTAAATTTGGGTCTAAAGTCACCATCACCATCAGAATAGAATGATATCGTTCGTGAGCCTCCCAATCCTCCTAATTGTTCCATATACTTTAGCATTGCAAGGAAGTGAGGAACCCACCGTTCTTCCATATCACATTCTATAATAAACTTCTTACGTTTTTTCATGATTTATATCTCCATTTTCTCCAATCTTTTCATCTTCGTAATTAGAAATTTTTCTTCTGTAAAGTTCCATTTTTATACACTCCAATACTCCAATTAAATCATTAGCAGTCTTGTATTTCTTATTCATGTCAAGAATTTTCCAGAAAATACTAGAAATTACATAGTTTATGTCTCCAGAAGGAATTTCATAATTTTTTAAGTATTCCACTTTTGGGCTGGGCCACGTTCCATCATTTTTGAATTCTTTCACTCCAAACTCTCTACATAACAATTCAATCATGGGGTCTAATCTTTTTCTATCTTCTTGTTTAATATATGGCATAATTTATTCTTCCCAACTTTCTTTTAATAAAATAACCGTTACAGGCGAAGTCAAGTCTAAATCAGGATAGAAAGCTTTTATTCCTTCAAACATATCTGTTCTGGATATGAATCCATCTTCGGTATATTCTTTTGCGGTTACTTCATTGAGTGTTGTATGTCTTACACCAAAAATCTGCATTTCTTTACACCAATTTACATCAGGGCATGCTAGAATAACCTTACCTGGTCTAAAGTCTCTATGACCCTCTTTTATTGTTATCCTTTTTTCTCCGTTCATAGCCAAATCAATTAAAGATTCTGACAATAGAAGACATTGGATAGGTTTTTTGATTTCACTTACCATAACTTATTTTAATGATGTAATTTTTTAGTTTTTCTTGAGAATGAGATAAGGATACGTCATCTACAGGAGTTCCTGGAGGATATATCTTTTCTATTGTAACAGGGCCGTGTTCGGCTATGATTTTTTGCAAGTCCTCTATAATAGTATTTGAATTTAATGTGGTTTTCATGTTATAAAATGAAAGAGTGGTTCCATGTATTCTATAGGAATTCCAAATTCTTTAGCTATCTTAATTTCGGCGGTGACACCTGTAGATTGTTCCCAACCATCTAATTTCAATACCATTAATTTTTGGCATCGTGCTATCATAGCAACATCGTATGACTTCCAAAATTCCCAGTGGCCTGGTAAATTTGCATCTTCTGCCATAGGGTGAGTATGAGAAATCGGAGAAAAGACAAACAATCCTTTACACATTAAAAATGCACCCGCTTTGTTGGCAGCATGAAATCGTTCACGTTGAACATCTTTGTCAGGATGGGAGTAGGGGCAGGCCAAGTATATCAGTGAATTATTCATATTAATTCTGGATTTTGAAATGTATTGCCAATAACTTCGTAACGACTTTGATTGGATACCAAGTCCTCACAATCATCATATCTTATGTGTTCAAAAGAGACAGCAAAAGAGAATTTGTAAGGAGCCCAAAAAATCAATCCAATTTCTATTCCGTCTTCTACTAATTCTACCTTAAAACAATTCTTCTGAGTTTCAATAGACTTTGTATGACTTCTGGCAACCTTTACGATATCTCCCTCGTATATCTCAATGCCGTTTTTATCCATCAATCCAGTAGATCTTTCTATGAACAGTGGAACTACTACATCGAAAGGTTCTTCCCACATCGGATGTTTCCAATCTGTTCCATAATTCTCGTAAATTTTACCATCCATTCCTATGAGGAATTTATCACTATTGTAGATAAGTGATTTACTACCATTTTGGGCAGTGTAACAGATTCTAAATTTAGGTAGATTGCTCATATTATCTCAATTCCGGCTTTAAAAGTTTCCATCGGTCGCTATTAATACGAACAATACCATCATCAATAGATGATAACATACTAACTACTTCATCCATATTGTTATAGATGTATTTATGTGGCATGATCGCCATAAGCCAAAGCGGGGTACGTTTCTTTCCGCCTTCAATTGATAAAAATAATGGCTTCTTTTGTCTGATAACTGTTGTTATCTCTTCAGCAGAACCCCAAGATGCTTTTTCTGGAATAATATGTGCAATAAAGAAATCACACACATCACACAGTCTCAAATCATGAGAACGAACGTGCCACATTCTTTGTTGAACTAAATCATATTGTTCAGTTTCCATCCAATTATGCATCTCGTCTCTTGATTTTTCATCTTCTGGAATTTCATGAATAAAAGGTTTGTGATATGGGTCAAAGAAAGTGATTCCTCTGTCTCCTAATCTCGATTTAACATCGTCTCTCCATCCTCTACCATCAGAGTATTGCATGTGACCAATAAGATAACAACGTGTTCTATATAGGACATTTTCTGAAGTTTTATAAGCGACAGTAGAATCTTTGGAATTTCCTAACAACAGTTTTTTATGTGTGTTTTCCATAATTGTGTAACCTTCTTCTTCTAATGACGTTTTTCTGATATCAGACCATTGGCCCGTTGCATTATTTTGAACCATCCACCAAGGAGGGTCGCCGCATGCTAATGTCGTGGACATTTCTTATTGAACTTGAATGAATTCGAGAGCACAACCTTTTGATTCTGCGAATGATAAAAGTTCTACCATTGAATTTACAGGACGATAATTGACGTGTACCTCAATCGTTTTACAAAAACGTGTTGGGTGATTCTCAATAACATTTGCTCCACGAAGCCACTGAGATGTGTGATATTTATTGATAAATTCAGCTAGAATTTGACGGTCGGTTTCATTTTTTGGTAAGTTCATAATTTTCTTTTGTTGATTTACTTTACATCATTACTTTAGATGTTTCAAGATTTTATATATACAGGCTAAAAACGTGATGTCTCTAGCCTTTGGAATAACTAATGCAGATTGATATAAAGACTCAGCTAATTCTAATATAATTAAAGCATCTTTTCCTTTTCCATAAACCTCAACGGTTTCAAATAGATGTTTGTATAAGGCATCGAACGAAGATGGATCAAAATCGGCAATAATTTGTCGAATATCTGAAAATGAAGTAGGCTTTGATGGAGTTTTTAGTATTTCCACAATCTTATCCATAAAGTCTTGACCCACGAAGGATTGTTTAGATATCTTTAATGCCCCATTAACATTAGACTGTTGTGCAAAGTTTATAACCTTACGAATATCAGGATGAAAGGAATTTATCATAAATACTACATCCTCTTGTGTGAATGTTACATTCTCACTCTGTAATATTTCTACCAACTTGACTGCTGTTTCAGATTTACTCAACGGCTTTATTTCAAATGATTGAGTTCGTGATATAATCGCTGGAATAATCTTCTCCAAGTAATTACAAGTCAAGATGTATCTTGTATGGGCAGAATGAGTCTCTAATGTATTACGAAGACCTGCTTGAGCATTGGCAGTTAAAAAATCTGCTTCATCCAATATGATTACTTTTAAAGGTCTGAATCCAGCCGACGAAGCGAAATTTTTGATTTTTTCTCGAATTATATCAATGCCGTTTTCATCCGATGCATTGATTGTCATAACGTCACACGGAATGTTTTGAACAATCAATTTCGCCAACGAAGTTTTTCCTGTTCCTGCAGGTCCGTATAATAAAAGATGGGGTATATCTTTTTTCTCTATAAATGATTGAACTTGTTCTTTTATGCTTTCATGGCCAAGATATTCGGTCAACATCGATGGCCGATACTTTTCCACCCAAAGAGAATTCTTAGAACGTTTCTCTAAAGCTTTCTCTAACGGAGATAGGTCGTCAGTCAAGAAATCATTCATAATTAATCCTCGGAGTCTATCTTAATCATGTAATACTTCGTTGATACATTCCCACTCGTAAATTCTACGAATGACAATCCTTGTTCGGATACTTTCAAGATATTGTCCTTACAATCAGGATTGGCTGTTAAGATTTCTTTTAAAATCTTAGCGGAGAAATTGATAGGTTTAGTGACCTTATCCTTTCCATCTGCCGTTTCGACTTCAAGGGAAATTCTATTGATATTGCTGGAAGTGCTGAATCCCAAAACCATTTCGAGGCGACCTCTTTTCTTGTTCATAGCAAGAGTGAACAAATCCACGTCAGGAAGAGCATTTTTCGCTTTCAAGAACCTTGAGATAAAGTCTTCATTGAGTTTAATTTCCACTTCGGGATTTGGAATTGTTTTCATCTTTGGAGATTCGGCAATAACCGATAAATCACCGGCAACAATGGATGATTCCGTTTTTGCATCAGCAATAGTAACCGAAGTCACTCTCGAATTATCATCCGGGTCACGAGTAAGATTGAATGTAACGTCGCTACCAACTACGTTTAACATCTTTAAATAGGTTGACGTATCCAACACCCCGACTTCAACATCTTCAAATGCATCGAATTTATCTAATACTACTTGAGCCAAGAACTTTCGGTCAGGCGTCATAGCCGTGGTTGATAATGTTTTATCTTTACTAACCCAACGAACTTGGTTTAAGGTTCCATTGAGATAATACTTTTTAATGAATGAGTCTATTTGTGATTTTTCCATAATGTTTAGTTTAAGTGTGTTTGATGTAATTGTCTATTTTTTATACCGAAAAGAATTGGTCCAACGTCAAATCGTCTTTCTTAGGAACGGCAACTACAACATCAGACGGAATGCATAAGTTAATTTCTATGTTAAATTTATCGGCAAACGAGGATAGTTGTTTTTCTATGAATTTAGTTAATTCAATCTTGTCTTCAATTGGAACGGTGAAGTTTGGAACGGGACCGTAAGGGCCTCTTCTCCCATTCTTTCCACCAGGTAATGGCATTGATACCGATTTGATATCACTTTCCATTATTATTAACTTCATGGATTTAATACTCTGGTCAATCCATTCCATAGTACTCCATTGTTTCCAGTCATTCTTTACGGCTAACCCCAAAATGTAAACTCCATCTACTTCTTTATAGACGTAACAATCTCCTGGTTTGATTTCTTTTAGATAACATTTTTGTTTATAGTCAGAAAACATTGTTGGATATCGTTTCTTGAATTCCAATGCTACCCCAGCGCCCATTGCACCGACGCAATTAATGGTATTTACGTAAGCTCCTACCTTGGTATCGAAAAGAGATGTATCTATAATTTGGAAACTCATACGACTTTATTAATGCGATTTACTACTATATCTTCTGCTAATCTCTGTGAACGTGCAGAAATTTGAACCAATTCAATATACATTGATCGGTAATCCCTATTTTTAGATTTTTTTCGAACTTCTTCCCAAAGTTCATCCACTTCTTCAAGAATTTGTGCATAACCCTCATGAACAGAATGTACAGGATTTGTATCTTTCTCTCGAAGCTTTTCCAACTCTAATTTTACATCACTAGCAAAAAACTGTATTTTCATGATATATTTTACGACATCAAATGGAAGAATCAAGATTTTATACACTTTTTAACCACGAATTGTTCTGCCGGCTCTCCGTAGTTAAATGACAAAGACATAGGTATCAACCATCGTAGATTTGGGATGATATTGTTTGGTAATTTATTTACCATATATAATCCAACCTTTTCATCCGTCATAGTTTTTGGTTCGACATCAGGAAATGACATGTAACAATAAATGTAAAAATCTTTATCGTCATGAAATTGACAAAATAATTTCCACCCCATATTTCTGACCGAAGTTTCTTCTTCAAATTCTCGGCGCATAGCATCCAAAGGATTTTCGTTCAGTTCAATCTTACCACCTATTCCATTCAATTTGCCCTTTTGCCAGTCTGGTCTTGTTTTCTCTATAAGAGCAACATAAAGTCCATCCTCTTTATTGTAAAACGCATATCCTAAAACGTATGGTGTCATGATTTAAAGTGATTAATAATTTGTTTTGATTCTTTTTCCGTCAATCCAACATGTGAATCTGTTCTTAGAGAAATTACATTTCGTGAACCAAATTCCCAACACATATCATCTAATGCCAAGTGTTTGGTGACTTCTGGATGAGTATCCAACCAATGTTTAACTTGGTCCGATCTTTCTGGAATAGCATCATCCCGAACTGTGGCACCAGCAACTCTCGCCTTACAACAAACTCCACTTGCTAATAACATGAATTCAAATCCTTCTAATGTCATAGTTCTGGGAGATATCATGTATCTCCAAGAAGATGATATGACAATATAAAGGTCGGGTATAGTCAACAATACATAATTCAAATTTTCTACACAAATTGGGTCAAAACCACAGTATCCGTTTCTTTGTGGTTTGAGTCGATTAAGAACACCGTCTATATCTAAAAATAATATTTTCATTTCTTTTTATGCCTTTCAACTAAATCGAACCATCCTTCCTGTAACCAATCGACTTCATCAGTATTTAATCTACCGAATATGGATTTAGGCATATCTAAATAACATGGATAATCAAATGAATGAGCAATATCATCGTAAGTTAAATCCGGCTCCAATTTAAACGACTCATTGATAATGGATTTATAATTTCTATTGAGATATGCGGCCGCCTTTTTCAATGTCTTGGTTACTCTACCGTATGGATAATCAGATGTTTTCATATTAAAATTCAAAGAATTGTCTAGCAGTTTTAACAATTTCAATCTTATTAGTATTTGATGTAACTTTTTTATTGGCTACACTCACTGCTTCTTTATTGTAAAGAATATTATCGGTGAACTTCCATTCTCTGGTAGTCAGGTCTTGTATTTGCCATTCCAAATCTTTACTCTTGGGATAATCTATAGTCCACTGAACTGTTGATACTGTCAATAATTTCTTTTTTTCTATTTTGTTGCATAGAAAATATAAATAACGGAATTGTTTGCCTTTGTAATGATTCCATCCGTTTTTAATCATGAAATCTTTAGTTGGTCTGTGACCACAAATTTTATCTCCTTTGTTCGTTAATCCTTGCGATGTCCTTGGATGAACTTTTTCTCCTTCGGCAGTAATATACAAGTCGGTCCAGATGAATCCTCCGTAAAGCAAGTTAGCCGATTGATAGACATATCCTGGCTTCCCTAATATTCCATCGGCCCAAGTAAAAAGGATTTTTATCTGTGGTTGATTCTTTTTTATCCAATCAATTGTTGCAGATAAGAGTTGTGACTCGGAATTCTTAGGCATGGATTCTAACATACACATTTTACCTATTTCAAAATAGTCCTTACTTGTCAATGAAGGAAACAATTTCTTAATAGTATGTAATGGTCTGGTACCCCACCCCAAAGTCAATATACCAACTAATTTATCATTTTCGTATGCTCCGAGACAATGTTTAGTTAAACGAGGCATAATCTTACTGTAATGGTTATTGAATATCAATTCCAATGCAGTTAGATTATCTATTACCTTTATGATCATTTTAAAACTCAAAAAATTGTTCAGCCGTCTTCATGGATGTATTCGGAAACTGCCATTTGAATACTTTATAGAAGTCTTCTAATTTACTAACCAATTCCTTCTCAAACATCGCCGTTCTATCTACATATTCATTAATAAACGATGTTATCTTATCGGCATCATTCCCATCAGCCTTCATAGCTAAACAATCAATACCATATTGATTCTCTTTCAAATATACCCATTTAATTTTTTGTCCATGATGGATTGGCTCTACCGATTTAGTTAATTCCCATTTATCGAGAAGGTCATTGTAATAATTACATGCTTTTACTTGCGCGGGAGTACCCTTTACATTTTGGAATGGTTTTCTCGTATCCGGATTGTAATTGTGTTTACCGTCGTTGCTCACAAACTTAACAGACGTATTCTTAGCAATAGAAATTACATCAAGAGTCTTTACCGATTCTTTAAATGTTAATATATCCTCGTCCAATTTTTCTTGTGGTTCCCCTCTAAGAAGATCTTTAACAAATCCACCCATGAATTCTCTAAATTTAGCTGGAAATGATGTTCTTACTATATCGATTCCTTTAACTTCCAATTCGGGATGATCTAATAACATTCCTTCTTTATGAATAATCCATTGGGCATATCTTTTTTTAGCTAACCATACAGAAGTCTTGGAAATAACTTCTTGTTTGGCATCAAATGTATGAGAATCAAGATTGTAAAATTTCTTTGCCATTAGATTATAGAAATTATTAACAAATAATTGAACTTCTCCGGTTACAATCAAGATGGCTTCCGTCATTTTTGTTTCATCCTTAAAATCTATATCAGGAAATTTCTTTCGGATGATTGGAATAGAATCTACGAAACAAGAATCGGTATCGGTGTAAATGACCCAATCTCCTTCATTAACTTCCAATACATTTTTGTAATATTCATTGATTACCCTAGCTGTAGTTCTAATAATCGAGACGCCTGTGGTTGTTACCGCTTCAGCATTATCCAAATCATAAAAACGAAATACCGGCAACCCTAATACACCATATAATGAGTTTAACAAAATTTTCCAAACTTGTTGGATTTGATTGTTGAAAAAATATCCTTCGATGTCTCCTGATTTTCGACATTCGGATGCCTTCTTTCTCATATCCTTTCTTTGTTGGAACCATTTACTCAAGATTTCTGGAATAACACCACGTTTGTCTTGACGATATAAAATTCCGTTAGAACTAATCGAATAATTTGAATCCCTTACCAATCTTTCGAATTCATCTCTTGTATAATCTATTCCACCGACTTGATATACATCAATCTTTCCTTTCACGAATAAGTCGGTATCAAATTTCTTAATTTCTCTATCAATGAAGTTTTCCATTGTCACGTCAACATTCAATCTCTTATACTCTTCAACCAAATGTTTCGTTCGTTGTTTTATTCCGTCTTCAGACAATGTTATTTTTGTTACCTTACCAGCCTTGGTTTCTGGAGAAATATTCAAACTAATTAGAATATTGGGATACATGGAAGTTAAATCCAAATCAAATACCCAATCATATCTACCAGGAACAGGCTCTTTTACGTATGCACCGCTAAATCCTTCGGATCCTTCCTCTAATTGTTCTTCGTATTCATCTCTTCCGGTCAAAGATTTATTCGGTGCAATATATCCACCATTTCTTTTCAAGAACATCAAAATAGCTCCCTCAAGGTATCTACTTGACATTGCGAAACTTTCATAAGGAACATGCCCTACATGACAAATACGTTTTGCCAAATCAATGAATTGTAACTTTTTATCCAACGCATCTACAATTTTAACGTCGGTTAAGTTATACTCAATAAATTTTTTGATATCCGTTCTGAACAAATCCGCCAAATTTCCCTTATATTGGATCTTGTCCATTCCTACAACCTTTTTTCCGATTGGTCCCAAAGCATAGGTTGGTTCATTCTTTCCACTAAACTTTTTGTATAATAGAAGGTAATCCAAAATTGATATTCCTGCGATTGTCAATAATTTCTTGTGTGGGTTGATGTAACATAATCCTACAGGAGAAAGGCATTTGGCAGCCTTTGCATTAATACATCCTTTTATTCTGGTATAGAGATAAGGCATGTCGAATCCATCTGCGTTCCATCCCGTAATAATTGTAAATCCCCATTCCTGCCATTTATCAAGAAACGACATCAACATGGTTTCTTCGTCATCGAACACTCTCAATGATAATTCATTATTATCAATTTCTTCGACTTTTTTTTCTACATCAAGAATGAAAACATGATACTTGGAAGTCGCTTTATCTAATACAGCAATTGATATGATTGTTTTGTCGGCCAATTCGATGTTTGGATACCCACCTTCAATGTCAACCTCGATATCGATTATACCTATTTTATGACCTTTGGATGGTTCATCGGTGTCATACAAATCAATTAATGTTCGAATTTCTGCATGAACATCAGATTCAAACAAATCAGCACTCTTATCATCAAAATTCAAAACTTTGGTTAATTCATCTCCATAAATCGAACGATATTTTCCTCCTACTTGTTTCTTGTATGCGTATTTTTGATAGGGGAAAGTTTTGAATCCCCGTTCGTCATCCCACAAATAAACAGTGGAAGTTCTTCGGTCTATGAATATATTTTGATACATTTTAGTTAATTGAAACAGGAAGATTTTCTTTTACCTCTACTTCATGACCCATTTCATGAGTTATCTTAAAGAAGAGACTTTCAAATAAAGGTTTATATTCATCTTTTACATCTCCAGAAATTTTCTGTAGATAATGAACCATACACTTAATATTATAAGATAACAACATGTTCCTGTCAATCGGAAATTTAGCTGGGAATCGTTCGTTTAAAACAAACAAAAGTAAACACAATTCGTCTTCGGATAGGGATGCTAATTGATTCATGCTCATCGATGTACTTCTACACCGAGTGATAAATTTCGTCAATGTATATTAATACCAACGACTTTCTTATTTATAAGAGCAAAAAAGACATCCCCACGAATGTTTATGTCTTCTCTTGGCAAAAGTAAATTGAACGGGGACTGTTCTTCTTTACTGAGAGTCTTCTTATTAAGAATATATTTTCGATTGTCGCCTCTCATAGGAAATTTATTGGGAGTGACAACCAATTGTTTATTTTTACTAATTACGTCTCCATTCCCTCGGTTAGAATAGACCGTAACTTCTCCAGAATAACAAAAAACTAATAAAGAGCCATCTTTTACTTGAAGGAGAATAGTAGAAGAACCGTTGATTTCAACATCTCCGAATGGTGTGGATACGATAATTGAGGAATCTACGATGGGTTTAGTAGAATTCAATACTACTTCTCCTGATACCAGATTCAGTATCAGAGAGTGTTTTCCTACTTTCAATTTTGAAGGTGGTTGATTCAACTGTAATATTTCTTGATCAAATGTTACTATATTAAGTGTTGTGTTAGTGTCAATTTTTGCAATTAATTCATTCGAAAAATACAGTATTGATTGGTTGGTATCGGGAAGAATAGAAAGAGGGTTATTCAGAACATAGGTTTGTCCCATTTTTAATTTCTCTGTGTATTGTTCGATGGGATTTCCGTAATAAACGTAAACTGCTCCAGATTGGAATTCTTCGGCAAACAGTCCCGTAGGCAACAACAACAATAAAAACAATGATAAAAATTCTTTCATATAAAATCCGATATATTCTAAATTGACTTAATAATGTAACACATATATACTTCTGGTCAAATGGAAGAACCAAATAAAATCGAATCGACTACATCTCCAACCACCGAAACGGTTGCCATTGTAGATGTACCAATTGAAAAGAAAAAAAAGAAGGTCAGCTATTCTCAATTTTCAAATTGGTTCAATTGTCCCCATAGGTGGTATCTTGATTTTGTTAAAGGATTGAGGAAAACCGAATCCTCCATGAGTATGAGCTTTGGTACTGCTATCCATGAAGCATTTCAGAAATACATTGAAGTCATGTATAAGGAAAGCGTGTTGAAAGCTGACCAAATTGAATTATATCCTCTTTTCGAAGAATCATTCAAGAGAGAAATAGAATCGGGAAAATTGATTCCTACTCCTGAAGAACTAAAAGAATTCATGGACGACGGCGATGCCATTATCAATGCTTTTAAGAATGTTAGTAATAGGATGAAACACTTCCCATCGAACAAATATGAGTTCTTTGGTATTGAAGATGAAATCATAATGCCTATCAAAAACAATATTGACTTCATTTGTTACATCGACGTTATTTTAAAAGAGAAAAACACCGGTAGATACAAAATTTTTGATATCAAAACAAGCCGAATGGGTTGGAACAAGTATCAAAAAGAAGACCCATCTAAAGTGGCACAGATTCTACTTTATAAATCATTCTTTAGTAGGAAACACAACATTCCAATAGATAAGATTGACGTAGAATTTTTCATTGTAAAGAGAAAGCTCTATAAAGATTATCCATATCCACAAAGTCATATTCAAACGTTCGTTCCAAAACATGCAACTAAGAATTTAGTGGAAACGATTAACATCTTTTCACAATTCGTTACTGATTGTTTCAAATCAGATGGAACGTTCAATGAAACTTTGGATAAGTATCCTAAAATTCCTGGCAAAGCTAAAAAGAACTGTAAATACTGTCCACATCATAAAGTTACTTGTGATGGTAAGTCGGATTTGTCTAAAGAAGAGATGGAGTAAACATGGCAGAATATCTCGAAAATTTTGGTACAGTAAAAGAAGCAATAAAACGTGTATCTTCTGTAAAACCCAAAAACAAAGAATTGATTAAGGAATTAAAGTCCATCAATCCTAACCATCTTTTATTGTATAATTCATCAACTAATAAATTAATGGTTAGTGTTCCACCAAAAAATACAGTATCTCCTAAAGGAAGTAAGTTTTTCTGGGTCTGGTTACGTTCGTCTGAAATAAAATAACATTTTCTTGGCTGATTCCTTAATTTCATCCATACTTAAATTCGTAGGGATTAACGTAAATACGTTTTAAAGTATGAAAAAAGACACAAGAATAGCCACAACGGTAAAGTTGGAAAACAACTTATACGACGACTTCAAAATCAAAACAGTTAGGAAGAAATTAACTTTACAAACGTTCGTCGAACGATGTGTTAATCTATATCTAATCAAAGATTCATTTCAATCAGTCGTAGATGAATTTGTTATTCCAAAATTAAGCCACAGTGGATCTTTCGGTTCATAAACCCAAAAAAGTTATATCTAATATGAAAAAGAAAATATTGTTACTATCAGACGATCTTAGAATGCATAGCGGTATTGCCACTATGTCCAGAGAAATGGTTTTAGGAACCCTTCATAGATATGATTGGGTTCAACTCGCTGGAGCCATCAAACATCCGGAAGCCGGAAAAATCATTAACATGGACACAGCATGTGTTCAATCGACTGGAGTAAAAGATGCCAAGTTGACACTTTATCCTGTAGATGGATATGGTAATGAAGATATTCTCTTCAACATTCTTGATAAAGAAAAGCCTGATGCAATCATGCATTTTACCGACCCACGTTTCTGGACTTGGTTATATGCCATCGAAAGACAAATTAGAACTTTCGTTCCATTGACCTATCTCAATATTTGGGATGATATTCCTTATCCGATGTACAATCGACCTTTCTACGAATCCTGTGACTTATTGATGTCGATTAGTAAGCAAACCTACAACATTAATAAATGGGTAATGAATCCAGAAAATTGTTGTACCGTAGAAGACAAGGAAATGAACGGAAAAACTTTAATACATTACGTTCCTCATGGAATTAATGCAAAAGTCTTCAAACCTTTCCAAAAAGATGAACCACTTCTCTTAAAGAAGAAGAAAGAAATTTTTGGCGGCAAACAATATGATTTTTGTGTATTCTATAATAGCAGAAACGTTCAACGTAAACGTACCAGTAACATACTCTTAGCATATAAGACGTTTTGTGATAATTTATCAAAAGAAGAAGCCAAGAAGTGTGTATTGGTTCTTCATACCGAACCAAGACAAGATGCTGGTACGGATTTGGTTGCTGTTAAAGAAGCATTCTGTCCTGAATATGATGTCGTATTCTCAACGGCTAGATTGTCTCCGGAAGATATGAATTTCTTGTATAACATGGCTGATGTAACTATCAATTTGTCATCCAACGAAGGATTCGGACTTTCGACCGCAGAATCTATTATGGCAGGCACTCCTATAGTAGTTGCAGCAACAGGAGGATTACAAGACCAGATTGGTCAAGTTAAAGATGATGGTTCTCCGATTGTCTTTGACAGAGATTTTGGTTCTAATAGTTGTGGTAAATATCGTCGTCATGGATGTTGGGCAAAACCAGTATGGCCGGCCGTCAGATGTGTACAGGGTTCTATTCCTACACCTTATATTTTTGATGATATTGCTAAATGGGAAGATGCCGCAGAAGCTCTCATGTATTGGTATGTAATGGGTCCAGAAAAAAGAATTGCTTGTGGATTAAAAGGCCGTCAGTGGTCATTGAATGAAGGCGGACTTAATTCCGAGAACATGTGTAATCAATTTGTTACTTGTATGGATTATACATTAGAAAAATTCCGACCTGTAAAAAATGTTGGTTTATTTACCGACAAAGATTATGTTGGTCATACAATGCCTGGAAACATGGGGTTTGAGATTCCCCGAATAGATTTAGAAAAACTTAAATCTGAAATCGAAAAAATTGTAGTATAAATACTTTACAAATATAAGGTATATAGATTACATTATAGTGTGTTATGTTAAATATATCGTTACAACTTATTGGTCCTACTGCTAAGACTCCGACAAAAGGAAGTGTGGATTGTGCTGGATATGATTTGTATTCTACGGAAGAATATGAATTAAAATCTATGGAAAGAAAATTATTCAGTACACATGTTAAAATGGCCATACCACAGGGATTTTATGGTCGCATTGCCCCTCGTAGTGGATTAGCATTAAAAAACGGTATAGATGTGTTGGCTGGTGTAATAGATGCAGATTATCGTGGAGAGGTTGGCGTGTTGTTAGTCAACCTCTCCACCGAGACGAAAAAAGTTTCGGTAGGAGATAAAATTGCACAAATTATTTTTGAACAATGTATGGATTCAAATTTCAGTGTTGTAGAAAATTTGGAAACAACCGAACGTGGTTCTGATGGTTTCGGAAGTACAGGAGATCAGATGATTATTAAACGTGGTGGAGGATTCTTTCATCCTAATAGAAAAATATCCGATTTGCCTACAGTAGATAAAATTAAAGATGAAGATTCGATAGTAACAGAAAGATTATCTACGGTTGCTGAAAGAAAAGTAGAATATATAGATGTTGGTACTAAAACACCAGAACAAATTTCTAATCTAGTATCTAAATGGAAAGAAAAAATTAGAGTCGAATTGCCTAAAAGTTATGAATCTTTAGTAAAAGAAAGAGAACAGTCAATTCAATGAAAAAAATAACCGTTCAAGCTGTAATAGAGGAGTCTGAACATTATTGTGATAAGCATAGTGATGTTAAAGCATACGGAAGACTCAAAATGGATTTTGGTTATGGTAGTAAATACGATTTACAATCTATCACATTGGATATTTGTGATGATTGTGCAGATAAAATTATAGAATTCCTAAAATCGGAGTTCAACGAATCAGTAAAATTAGAAGAAGTAATGATATGAGTAATAAACCTATTTGTGTATTTCAGGCTCCACTCTGGACAAGAAGTGGATATGGTGATTGGGCAATGGCAGTAGCCAAAAGCTTAGTTCGTTATGATAAATTCGATTTACATCTTATTCCTACTCGTTGGGGAGGATGCAATCGTAAACATCTTATGAATGAAGTCACTGATGTAGAAGAAAAGACATTGTTCTCAAAGATATTGCGTTCACAACTACCAAGACAACCTGAACTTTATATCCAATGTTCTATTCCTCCAGAGTTTCAACCTCTAGCAAAATTTAACATCGGAATGACTGCGGGTATTGAGACGACTGTTGCTAAAGGAGACTGGATAGAGGGATTGAATCGAATGAATATGAATATCGTTACTTCAGTTCATTCTAAGAATGTCCTTGAGGGAGCATCTTATACAAAAAATACTGCTAATCAACCTCCTGTTCAATTAAAATCCGAAAAGCCGATGGAAGTTGTATTTTGGGGAGCCGACACTAAGGTTTATAAAAAGACAGATGAATCTTCGCCTACAATAGATTCGGTGATGTCTTCGATTCCTGAAGAATTTTGTTTTTTGTTTGTTGGTCAGTGGACTAGCGGAAATCTCTTCGGAGATAGAAAAGATATCGGTAATCTTATCAAAACTTTCTCTGAAACTTTCCGTAATTGGAAAGATATCAATACTCGTCCTGCTCTTTTACTTAAAACCAGTGGAGCTGCAATCTGTAATATGGACAAATATGATATGATAGCTAAAGTGAAGGCTATCCGAGAAAATATTGCTGGTTCGCCTGATAAAGTAAATGAATTGCCTAATGTTTATTTGATTTATGGATGTTTGACTGATGCAGAAATGAATTCTCTATACAACCACAAAAAAGTCAAAGTTCATACATCATTTACTCACGGAGAAGGTTATGGTCATCCTCTCTTATTATCCTCATTAAGTGGAAAACCACTGATAGTTCCTAATTGGAGTGGACATTTGGATTTCTTAAATCCAAAATTTTGTAAATTGCTTGAGGGTGAAGTCAAACAAATTCCTGGAGAATCTGTAAATGAATGGTTGATTGCAGAATCGGGCTGGTTCAATGTAAACTACAATAACGCCGCCGATGCATTCAAAAATGTATTATATCATCATGGGGCATTCGTAGATAAGGCTGAACAGTTAAGAATTGAGAACGAACAGAAGTTTTCGATGGAATCTATGGATAAGGTATTACACTCAGTATTTGATAAATACGTTCCTACGTTTGCTGTCGAACAAAAATTGGTGCTTCCAAAACTCAAAAAAGTGGAATTGCCACAATTAACTAAACTGACACCACCAACAGCAGTTTAAATACGAAGAAGTTAACTAATGAAAATAAGTTACTTAGTTACATGTAGTACCGAGTCGGAAACATTAAAGAATCTATTGTGGACTCTAAATAATGCTATTTCTTCGGTGCCTACCGACGAGGTTGTAATTCTAATAGATACGTTGCATGATAAGATTGGTGCTCCATCATACGAAACCGTAGGAACATTTATTTGCCATCCAAATTGTATATTGGAAAAAACTAACTTCAAATCCATAGTTCATCCCCTAAACAATGATTATGGTGCTCATAAAAATTATGGTGTAGAAAATTGCTCTGGAGATTTCATTTTTCAAATAGACGGAGATGAACTTCCTCCGGAGACGTTATTGGGAGAAAATCTTAAATTACTTATAGGAAGCAATCCTGGAGCAGAATTATTTTGGATTCCTAGAGTCAATGATTTCAAAGGAGTGACAGAAGAACATGCAAAACAATGGGGATGGAATTTATCTATGTCTCCTACATTACAACGTCCGCTGGTCAATTGGAATACAGGTGATTATCAAGGACGAATATTCAAAAATGACTATCCTCGTATTAAATGGAAGAAAAAATTACACGAACAAATTGATGGGTTCATTCAATATGTAGTTCTCCCTAAAGAAGAAGAATATGCCTTGTATCATGATAAAACCATCGAACTACAAGTTGCTACTAATTTAAACTACCAAAAAACATTTACTGAATCAGAGAACCGTGGTCAAGGATAATATGAAAACAGTTTATAAACCGTGGGGAAAAGAAGAATGGTTAGAATTAAACGACCGTTATTGTTACAAACGAATTTACATTAACGCCGGATACAAAACCAGCTTTCAATATCACAATTTCAAACGTGAAACAAACTATATCATTTCTGGAGAAGCAGAAGTGTGGTTAGAAAACGATAATGGAATAGTAGAGAAAAAGCTTATGAAGGCAGGAGACTTTTTCAATGTTACTCCACCAAAAAAGCATCGAGTAATTGCTTTGTCGGATATTATTCTTCAAGAAGTATCTACACCGGAGGTAGATGATGTTATTAGATTAGATGATGATTCTAATAGAAAAGACGGAAAGATAGATGGTGAACACCAAGTTCCTGCTGTTCTTATTCTTTCTGCTGGATTAGGAACACGATTACAGAAATTAACTAAACACGTCAATAAGTCTCTCGTTCCACTGGGAGAAAAAGCTGTCATATCTCATATTATAGAAAAGTTTCCAACAGAATATGATGTTGTTATAGCTGTAGGTCATCTTTCCGAAAGTTTAAAGGAGTATTGTGACCTTGCCCATAGTGACAGAAAAATAACATACGTTGATGTTGATAAATTCGAAGGAGAAGGAACAGGACCGGGATATTCTGCACTACAATGTAAATCCTTATTGCAGCGACCATTTTATATTGTTACCGCTGATTGTCTAATTTCGGTAGATTTACCTCAATTGGATGGAAATTGGTTAGGAGTATATCCTACGGCTTATCCTGAAAAATATTCAACGGTAGAATCTACAAAAAGCGGAGATGTATTATCCCTTGTAAACAAGAAATCGGATGGATTTGATATGGCCTTTATTGGCCTTGCTGCCATACGAGATTATCAAGTATTTTGGGATTGTTTGTCATCCGCTATACAAAACGGAGAATTGGTTTCTGCGTGGTATAATGCATCCAAGTATCCACAATTAAAAATCAAAGTTTTGGAGTGGTTTGACTTGGGAAACCTAGACGATTTCAATAAGACACAGATGATATTAGGAGTTCCACCCTTATCTTTATCCAAGGATGTAGGAGAGTTCACCTATCATGTAAATGATAAATTCTTAAAATTCAATTGTAATGAATCTGTTACCACGAATCGTGTAGAACGTGGTTTACACTTAGGAGGGAAAATTCCTCACCGTTTCAAATCCACAAAACATTTCATCTCTTATGATTGGGTGAATGGAAAAACTCTCTATAAACACGACAACCTAGAACTCTATAAACAATTTATGGATACCTTTGTTGAAGAACCAAAGGAGCCAATAGTATTGAGTGCACAAAATATGTCAGATTTTTATGGAGTTAAAACCTCTGATAGAATCTCTGCATTCATATCCAAATATGGAGAAAAGTATTATACTGAATCACTTTTAATAAACGGTGACATCTTTCCTTCGTTGAAAAGTATCATGGAGAAACCATTTGATTTCAAAGGTAATATTGGATATAAAGCATTCCACGGAGATTTACAGTTTGATAACATTGTATATGATGAAATCACGACTAAATTCTATTATTTAGATTGGCGAGAGTCTTTTGCTGGAAATACAGACCACGGAGACTTGTATTACGATATAGCAAAACTATATGGTGGTCTATTGATATCTTATGATAAGATGAAGGATAATAAAAATTTGAAATTTACTGAATCCTTCCCTCAAATAAATTATTCCATTACAACTACGAAGAATTTAATAGAGTTGAATCAATTGTTTGATTTGTGGGCAGAAAAACATGGAGTGTATTTAAAAACCATAAAAACAATGACGGGTTTGATTTTCATTAATATGGCTCCATTACATGATGAATCATTTGGAAAAACTTTATGGTGTAAGGGAATTGAAATGTTGCATGCAAATAAATAAAGAAACCAAATTATATGGTTCGTTCTCATTGAATGCCGGAAACAATGGGTGTAAATTCTTCAATGAGTATTTCAAAATATATAATATCAATGCAATTTATCGTTCGTTTTCTATAGGAAACATCTATGATGCATTGTTGGCTGCAAAAACACTAAAATTCAGTGGGTGTGGAATTTCAATGCCATTTAAAGTGACTGCATGCGAGTATGTAGATGAATTAGATACTACCGTAGAAAGATGTGGGTCTTTGAATACCATCATTTTCAAAGACGATAAGATGATTGGGTTCAATACTGATTTCGTTGCTGCCTATAGAATGTTGGGAATTTACAATCCTGACAATGAACCTGTTTACATCTTAGGTTCTGGTGGACTATCCAAATCATATCAAGCAGCTTGTATTGAAAGAAAAGTCAAATTTGTTATTTTAAATAGACAAATGATTAATAATGTGTTTAAATATACAGATAAGATCATTTTTAATTGTACTCCTGTTGATTTGGATGTAAAGAATAATACTTACATAGATTGTTTGGTTGACACCCCTACAGGACATGAGTTCTTTGTATATCAAGCAAGAGAACAATTTAAACTATATACAGGATATGAATTACCGATTGCCTAAATTGTATGTTGGACCCGTTTCTAAAAATACTGTAGATGCGGTGATAGAGTATGCCAACGAGAATGATACTCCTTTAGGATTGATTCCTTCCAGACGACAAATAGATTACAACGGAGGATATGTCAATCATTGGAATACTCCAACTTTCACTAATTATGTTCATTCCAAAACCAATTTAGTAACTTTAGAAAGAGATCACGGAGGTCCACAACAGGGAGCATCGAGTGACGACGGAGTTGAATCGTTTATGATGGATAATGAATGTTTCGATATGATTCACATTGACCCCTGGAAATTAAATATACCTTTTCGTGACTGTTTAAAAGAAACTGTCTATTGGTTGTGTAGAATAGATAATCCTCACATTCTATTTGAAATCGGAACCGAAGAAGCTATACGAAAAATTTCTCATGATGACTTTATTGAATTGCTTTCTTTTGTTTATTCATCTATTCCAGGCAAAGTTTTTAATAGAATCTTGTATTCGGTTATTCAATCTGGTACATCTTTGAAAGAAAATATTCAAACCGGAAATTTTGACGAACGAAGACTAATGAAGGATATAAATAGATGTAAAGATTATAACCTTCACTCCAAAGAACACAACGGAGATTATCTACCTTCCGAATTGATTCATAAAAAGTTTAAACTAGGATTGGACTCTATAAACATTGCTCCTGAATTTGGTATGATGGAGACAGAATGTTATATTAATGAAATAAAACAAGTTGACCCGATACTGCTGGATGTGTTATATAGCTTATGTTACAAGTCTAATATGTGGAAAAAATGGGTTGATTCCTCTTTTGATGTAAACGACAAAGAAAGACTTATCAAAATCTGTGGACATTACATTTTTTCCTCTGATGAATTCGACAGAAAAGTTCGTTCGAATCTAAGAATATTGGATGATGATATAAAATCAAAAATGAAAGAGAGAATACATGACATTATCACCTACAACTAAAAAAACCATCTTCTGTGATATAGACGGGACTCTATTAACTCATGCCGGCGGAATCGAACCTCTATTGGCTACTCTTAATGAAAAAACCTATATCCTACCTCCGAATATTTTACCTGGCGTAAGAGAAAAATTACAAGAATGGGAAGATAAGGGATATAATATCATATTGACCACCGGAAGAAGGGAATCCCTACGTGAAGCTACAGAAAAGCAATTATTTAAATTAGGTATTAGTTATGACCAACTTGTAATGGGTATTGGCGGTGGCCAGAGAATTCTTATTAATGATTTAAAGACAGATTGTGACGAACCTATGGCTGTAGCCATTAATCTGGTAAGAAATAAAGGAATGGAAGATATTGAAATATGATAAAAATGATTTCCCACCGAGGAAACGTACACGGCATCAATCTTACGGAAGAAAATAAACCTTCTTATATTGTAGAAGCTTTAAGGTTAGGATTTGATGTAGAAATTGACGTTTGGAGATTGCCTACAGGGAAATGGTGGTTGGGTCATGATGAACCACAACATCCTGTTAATTTAGACTATTTGATGAATCCTATGTTTTGGTGTCATGCCAAAAATTCCGACGCATTGAATTATTTTAGAGAACATAGCAATCACTGTCACTTCTTTTGGCACCAGCATGATGATTATACCATAACCTCAAGAGGAGTTATATGGGTTCATTCTACAAAACATCTTATTCCTATGTCTGTATGCGTTCTTCCTGAATTAGGAATCAACGGAGACTTAAAACAATGTTATGGAATCTGTAGCGACTTTATTGAAAGATATAAATACCAATTATATGATACACCCGATAAGATTAGTCATTCTTGATATTGATGGAGTTCTGACCGATGGGACAAAATCTTATGACAGTGAAGGCAAAGTTTCTCATAAAAGATTTAATGATAAAGATTTTACTGCAATTAAGAGACTGAAATCCTCGGGAGTATCGGTTTGTTTCTTGAGCGGAGATAAAAATGTAAACGAAGAAATAGCTAATAAAAGGGGGATCGATTTTTATTTTTCAAGATCTGCTGACGGTTCTTTGGATAAGAGTTCATTTCTTCCTCTTTTATATGATAAATACGGAGCCAATAAAGATACTACAGTATATGTCGGAGATGATTTATTCGATTTAGATATCATTTTGAAAGTTAAATATTCATATTGTCCCAGTGATGCAATTTATGATATTAAACTTTGGTGTAAAGCATCGTGTAATGGAGTATTAGAACGGAAAGGCGGCGAAGGCGTAGTTTCAGATTTATATGAAGATTTGGTTAGAAAACATTTGATTATACCAGCCGAATTTAAGGATGTAGTAAAGATTGATAAAATAGAATCTATGACCGCGTTAAAAAAATGAAAGACTTAATTCTATACGGAAATAAGATTAATGATACAATTTGTTTATATGACAAAGAGTTTATCATTGGTCAGCCCAATAATGATTGTAGGGTAATAAACTCAGTAGGAGGAATTGGAAATCACGTAGATGCCATAACTTCTACATCATTAGATTTAAAATTTTGTGTAGAATATGTATCTCCGTCAGAAGACGACCCCATTTCTAGTGCAGTAGTGATTATTGACAAAAAGGATGGAAAAAGAAGAAAATCTAGCTGTGTGAAATGGGGATGTGATGCTAAATTAAATACTCAAAATTTGGTTCACGAACAATCACGATGGCATCATATATCTTATATAGACGCATTACCAAATCTTGTTGCTGAAGATATATTTCCTATGCATGATGTGGCTGGAATAGTTTCTATAGATTTTTGTGGAGCCAATTTTCGTTATGACCCATCAATATTTAATTGGGTGGATTTTATCATAACTTCTGATACAGAATCAAATAAAATTCCTGATGAATTTCGATTTAAATCCATAATTCATTCTCCAGAAGGAACAACATTCTGGGATAAATGTGAAGCAAGATTTAAACATATAAAAAATCCAATTCCATTAGACGATGATATTTGTATATTAGGAGCAGGTGATGCGTATTGTGTTTCATTTATTCAACGATATATGAAAAGTCATTCTAAAGAAGAATCGATACGATTTGCACACGAAAATGCTTACGAGTTTTTAGTCAAAAAATATAAGTTATGAAGAAATACAATTTGTTAATTCCTATTGCTGGTTTAGGAAGTAGATTCGTAAAAGAAAATTATTTTCTTCCAAAACCCCTAATTCTTGTAGATAACCGTTCTATCATAGAATGGACGATGGATTGTGTTGATCATTCTGAGTGTAATATCATTTTCATAGTTAGAAAAGAACACATCGTTGATTTCAACATCGATGGATATCTAAAAACTCGGTTCGGAAATGATGTAACTATTATTCCTGTTGATAAGACCACAGACGGAGCGGTTTGTTCGTGTTTATTGGCCGAGGAATATATCAATAATGATTTACCTCTTATCATTCATTGTTCAGATATTTATTTTGAACCCAAGTTCGATCCGTCTCAATTCGATTCTGTAGATACTGATGGTGTGATACTTACTTTTAAATCGAATAGTAAGAATTATAGTTACGTCGAATTAAATGAACAATCTCTAGTCACCAAAACCGCAGAAAAACAGGTTATTAGTCCAAACGCTGCCGTGGGAATCTATTGGTATAGAAAAGGAAGTGACTTTGTTAAATATGCTAAGGATATGATTCAAAGAAATATCCGAACCAATAATGAATTTTTTATCTGTCCTCTCTATAATATCTTTATTGAAAAAGACTGTAAAATTCTTACTAAACCAGTAGAAAAAATGCATGTGTTTGGAACTCCTGAAGAATTGAGATTTTTTGTTAATAACAGTCTCAGAACTTGGCCAAGTAAAAAACATACTGTAGCATTATGTAGTGATCATTCAGGATTTGAAACAAAGGAATTGTTTAAACAAAAATTGGCTGACCACGGAATATCATTTGTAGATTTCGGTGTACATGATAAAAACATCGATAGGGATTATTACGAATATGTTCGTTCGGCTACCGAATCGGTTGTAAACGGACACTGTAATTTTGGATTTGGTTTTTGTCGTAGTGGTCAGGGTGTGAATATTACAGCCAATAAAATCAAAGGTATTCGTTCTGCTTGGGTGTGTGATGGATATCTAGCAGAGATGGCCATTCGTCATAACTGTTGTAATTTCTTTTCTTTACCGGCTAAATACAATAGTGATAAATCTCTCAACGAAATAGTATTGGCATGGAAGTCGGCAACGTTTGACGGAGGAAGACATCAAATCAGAATATCTAAATTGGAAACATTATGAATTACGACAACGTAGCAGCTTATTTACATCAGTTAACCGACCCCAATCTAAATATCATAGATGTAGGTTGTCACAAAGCTGGGTGGATGTATGGATTCAAACGTACACTAGCAAGAAATAGTTTCTGGCTTGGTATCGATGCTTGTGATCATGGTGTAGGTGGAGAGTATAATCTTTTCGTAAATAAAGCAGTGGATAATGTGGATAAAGATGAAGTCCGCCAATTTCATGAATACGCCGAGACTGGATGTAATTCATTATTACCAATGAATATGGAAGCATTGACGGGAGATGTTTCGGAATATGATAAAAAATGGTATATCGGAAAAACATCAGAACAGTTAGCCGTAGTAAAAGAACAAAAAACTACAATAAGGAATGTAAGTGTATCATCGATGCACTCTATCCTATCAGATATACCCCACTTTAAAGAAGGATTAATACACTTTGTTAAAATTGATACTCAAGGAAATGATATAAATGTGGTAAAGAGTATGAAGGAATATCTTAATAGAATTCTTTTTGTACAAATGGAATGTGTATCTAGTCATAACAAGGAGATTGTTCTATATAAAGGTCAGCAAATTATGGAAGATGATATAAAAGATATGGACGACTTGGGATTTTCGGTTTATGATTTTGTAGATTATGGTGCAAATAGAAATGCCGGACCTGAAGCGGATGTTGTGTTCTATAATAGAAAATTAGTGGAGATGGAATGAAAATAACTCAAGACTTAAAATTTAAAAATGGTTGGTTTATTGGTAACTTTGAACCTACTATCCTAAAAACTACTGATTTTGAAGTATCTCACCAATTTCATCCTATAGGATTTATTTCGGTTCCTCACTACCATAAGGTTTCTAATGAATACAATTACATCGTCCGTGGAATGATTCTACTAAACCACAAAAACGTTTTAAAATCCGGAGATACATTTATTTATGAACCAAATGAAATCTCCGACGTGGAATTTTTAGAAGATACTGACATGATTGTGGTTCGTGTTCCGTCTGCACCAGGAGATAAATACGAAGTATGAGGGTAGCATTATGTTTATCTGGTCAACCAAGATTTGTAGAAAAGGCATATCCTTATATCTACAACAATCTCATTGTACCTAATTGTGCAGATGTATTCTTTCATACTTGGTTCGCCAAAGAAGATGTAAACAAATCTTACCGTAATGATACCGGATGGACAAATCATCCAAATAACAAGATTCCAGAAAATACCGAGGAATTGTTGTTGAACCTATACAAACCCAAAGCTTTCTTGTTCGAAAAACAAAAAACATTCAAGAATAAGAGTTGGAACGTAGATAAAACCATTCAGAGATTTTGTAGTCATCTTAATAGGGACTATTTTGTAGATATGATGCATTGTATGTGGTATAGCATTCACAAAGCTAATGCAGTAAAAGAAATCTATAGATATGAACAAGACGTTGTGTATGATTATGTCATCAGATGTAGATTCGATGCTATTATACCCAGAGTTTTAAATTGTATGGAGTTGGACCCCAATATAATTCATGTTAGTCATGACCGTCAGCAGCCTAACATGTTGGATGATTGGTTCGCTGTATCTTCTACCAAGAATATGAATGTTTACACAGATTGTTACAATCTTATGGATGCCGCCTATGACATAGGGATGAAAAGAGACGGATTGGTGTGTAATGAAATTCTAATCCACGATGTAGTTAAACAATTTGGAATTTTGGCCGACACCATACCAAACTTCAAAATAGAATTTGTAAGACCCTGGACATAATTTATGATAAAATTAGCAATATTGGATATCGACGGGGTATTGACAGATGGAAGAAAGGTCACGGATGTAGATGGTAAATCCATTTCAAAACAATTCAATGATAAAGATTTTGTAGCAATCAAAAAATTACAAGCGTCCGGTGTTTCTGTATGTTTTTTGAGTGGGGATAAAAATGTTAACGAATCCGTAGCAAATAAACGAAGTATCGACTTCTATCATGCACACACTACAGGTGGTTATATGAGCAAAAAGGATTTTTTACCCATGTTATTTGAAAAATATAAAGTTAATGTATCTACGACTCTATTTATAGGAGACGATTATATAGATACGGAAATAATGAAGGCATTGATTCATACTTACTGCCCATTTGATGCTACTTTGGATGTGCGTAGGATAGCAAAAAAGACTCTTACTAGGTCAGGAGGAACCGGTGTATTATCCGAACTATACGATGAACTTGTTATTGAGGGATTGGTTAAAGAATGTACATTCCGAGAATTTCTTGAGGTAGATAAATCGGAAAAAGAAAAGAGAAAGTAAAATCATGAATGACGAACAAATATTAAACGAAATAGGCCCTGGTGTTTGGAGGCATGACATGGGGTTTTTATTAAATAAATGGGGAATAGGACAGATAGATGGGGTGGGGGCCGAAGTGGGGGTCCACTTTGGGGAAGGATCTGAATACATTTTATACAAATGGAAAGGAAAAAAATTATATTCCATCGATTGTTGGAAACATCAAGACCCAAATGTTTATAGTGATATTGCAAATACCGAAGATGATATCCAAGAAAAGTTTTATTTAGAAACGGTTGGTAGATTATCAAAATTCAATGAACGAAGTGAAATAATTAGAGAAACTTCCGTAGAAGCATCTAAACGATTCAGTG